ACAGTGACGTTGCTGAGGTTGATACCGTTGTAGTCTGTGACGTTTTCTGTAGTTGTTACGTTGAACACTTTGAGAAAGCCACTGGATGCTGTGTTGCGCTTGGGATCGTAACTGACCAAGTTGGCCAGGCGAACCACGCTGTCACGACGTTCTGCTGTGTCTAGATAGTTCTCACGAGTGTTAAGGTCAGTACGGAACGCAAGACTCTGTCCCATAAACGCAATGATATCCAACAGCGCAATAAATTCTGAACTTTCAATGTAGTCGTTGAAAGTTTCAGGATAGTACAATCTCAAATAGTCTACAAAGCTCTTGCGCAGAGTCTCAAAGTCGTAGCTTTGGAAGTCAGCTTCCCGGTAGGTCTGATATATTTGTTTCCAATCTTCTACGCCGAAAATTGCTGTTTGTCTAGTGGTTTTTGCCATGCTCGTTGAACCTTTTTGTCACCTTGAAGTATTTATGGAGACTAAAAACGGCGCAGTTATACGTAGCTGGCTGTGCGTTGTTGTTGGTCGAAGAAAATGCTCAGTATCTTGGCATCTGTGGTGGGCACCACCGTGAGTTGTATTTCCAATAGAATACCATTTTCTTGAGGATAAACATCTACTTGGCTTACAAAAATTCTAGGGTCGCCACCAGCCACACGTTGCACTTCAGTCTGAATAGAAGTTTGGGTCTCTTGGGTTTGTGGTTCAAATACAAAACTCCATAGTGATGTGCCGTATGCTGGGCGTCCAGGTAGTTGCCCAGGACGTATGTTGAACGCATTCAACAGGTCGCGCTTGATCAACTCAAAGTCTGTGAGTGTAAACTTTTTGAATTGGTTAATGGTGTTGAAACCGACGAATGTAGCCATAACAATATTTATCGGCGTTGCAACTGGGCTTTGGCTTGTTCAATCAACTGAATACTGTTGTTGATTCTGATTATTAAATTTTCTATTTGTTGCAACAACAAATCTAGTTGTGCTACTAGTGCAGGAGAAATTGGTGCTGTAGAAGCAGCTTGCTGTCGCACCTCAGCTACTCGATTCTTTAGAGTGGTCAGCGCTGATTGAAAACTTTCCAATCGACTCTGTCGCAACACAGCATTTTGTACTGTTGTTGCTTGTGCTACCACTGCATCTACAGAACTTTGTGTAGTAGTCAAAACCAGTTGCAGGCGAGTGTATTCTGCTGCCAGCACAGGATTCACTGGCTCAGCACCATACACCAGCTGAGGAACTTTGGGATTCCCCACAATTCGATTGGTCGCAGCGTCTAGTCGAGCACGATCTGCGGTGTCTATTGTGCCCACAGGATCTGCTTCATTGGCCATGGAATTGTTGATCTTGTTGTCCGCAAAATCTACTGCATATGCCCCGTCCCTTACAAACTGACTAAACAGTTCATTGTCGGAGGCACTAACAGTTTGTCCGCGTAACCAAGATTCGGCTGCGGCTGGTGCTTTTGCAGCACTAAGAATAGCCCCTGATTGACTGCGGGCTGGAAATCGATCAACAGCAATGCCCACTTGATTGAGATAGCTCAGTCCCATATTCATCAAAGTTACTTGTATTTGCTGCTGTAGAGATTCGTTAGACAACATCTGTTGCAGTGAAGTTGCTCCGTCCAGGCCGGTCCAGACTGCAGGACTTTTTAGCACATTGGGCAAAGAATTTTGTCCAGTTAGCAATAGTTCAACTGTTGCTGGCTTTATATACCCAGCGGCCGCTAATTGTGCCGCAGTTAATGCATATGTTCCTAGGCCTGTTGTTGTAACCACATTGGACGGTTGGGCTGCTAGTTTGCGCACCTGTGCCAACACGCTGGTGAGCTGCACCGCAGTCATGTTGCCTAGTCCTAGAGTTTCTGCTGGCTGTTTGGCATAATCAGACACAGTGATACCATTGGTCACTGGAAACTTTACCAGCACATCTGCTATGACTCGCGCTGGTGTTACTTGTTCTGCTTGACTAGGTGTTTGAGCAATCTGTTGCAACAACTGAGACTCAGCAGTGGGCAATCCATTTGCAGTCTGTGTTGCAGCGCTGATTACGTCACCGGGTCTAAGTCCTATCAATGAGCCGCTGGCCAACTGTTGATTGAAAATTCTTTGGGCAATATCACGTTCCAAAGATGCTGGCCCAGCGACTACTACACTGCGACCAAGTGTTGCAGTAATGGTTATTCCTGCAGGTATAGGAGGAGCACCGGGCGGAGTTTGTGTGTTGCCTGGGACTGTAGTACCCACAGAATCGTCGGGTGCGGCGCCTGGGTTAAAAAATGAAAATGATGCCATATTTTAAACCTCAACACCTTTGTTGTGAAACGGGTACGGTTCGTGTGTAGGGGCACGATTGACCACGCTGGCTATACCTTTGTCTACTGGTTTCCATCCTGTGCTGGCATCAAACGTGACATCAGGCATGAGGTTCATGGGAATCACTTCAGGTGTGGGAATGTTGGATGCTTTGGGTCCATTGAGGTCAATAGTACCTGCACTGGCCACAATTGAACTGCCGCCATTGATGCTGGTGTTTTTGCCTTGCAGTCCCAGGGTGCCGTCGGCTTTGATACTCAATGTGGCTCGGGAATACACTGCCATGCTTTTGCGAGCCATTATGATCAAGTCAGTTTCAGTTTCGACCTGCATGGCCTCTTTGCTTTTTACCTTGATGTTTTTGCCAGCATACATGTTGATACTGCCGTCGGCATGCAGATTCAAATCGCCCTGGGTTCGCACATTGACAGAATTACTGCTGTACAGGTCTATAGTGCCTTCGCTGCCAAACTCCAACCAGCTCTGACCATTGGCATGAATGATGTAGAAAAAGTCCCCAGAATCACTCATGGTAATCTGATGTCCTTTGGCTGTGCGTAATCTGATCATTTGATCTTTGCCTTCAACAGATCCATCATCCATAACCAAGGTATGACCTCCCATGCGCCCAATCACCTTGGTGTCAGTTGGAGAAATAGCACCTTGATCAATACGGCTTGGAATTTCTTCTTGTTTGAATCCGCCTTGGTAGATCGGACGGCCTGGAGTACTGATACCAAAAACTTGACTGGGACTTTCACGCTGGCTGCTGCTGGCTATAGGACCACGTGCAGTATCGTTGATTAATCCTTGTTGAAACATTGTGGCTGCTGCCACAGCATGCACAGGTTTAGGCTGATCAAAGAAACGAGGATTGTTGATAATACCTGCGTTGGCAGCATTGATCTCAGACACTGGCAACTGGGTTGCATTAGCAAAATACTTTTTTTGATTTTCGTTGGCTGTGTCGGCTGCGGTACTAGCACCTATGGCTGGTACCATGTGGTTCAGTCCTTGTTCGGGCAGAACTCCAATGTAGTAACCTTTGTCACGTTCACCGTTGACAAATATGCACATGACTCTAACGCCAATGTCTGGGGGAGTAAACCACATACCGTAGGTGTTTCTGTTGCCTGGATAGGTTCCTACACCAGTGGTAGTACCTGAATTTGATGGAGTAGTTCCAAAAAATCCTGGCAAGTATTCTACCGTGGTCCATTTGGTATCATCGTCCATAGCACCGTCAGAGAATGTTTCAATGTACACACGCAGACGCCCAGATCGTGTGGAATCAACGTTGCTCATGACCGTGCCAACAAACGGACCAGGTTGTGACGGTACACCACCACGGTCTGCTTTGTAATTCTGTGGTACGCCTTTGCTACGTTGTATATTTTCAGACATGCTTTTTCCTTATTCTTCGCCAGACATCTGCTGACTAGGAGTGTTAGTAACAGTTGTTTGTGCATTCAATGCCTGCGGTGCTGGCAGATTAACTGTTTGCACAGCTGATCCGTTGCTGGTAGTTGGTTCTGAACCTTGACGAATCAAGTTCACTGATGCCAGCGTTGTGGCCGCGCTGGTGGCACTAAGTTGTACTGTGTCTATTGCTGGCGGTGCAGGCAACGCACCTGTTCCTGGCAAGGTTAATGTATCAGAAGCTCTTTGAGCGTTTTCTGGATTGCCTGCTCGCTCAGCAGAGCCACTGGTATCTGCTGACACACTAGCAGATTGTGCAGTGGCTGTGTTTTGTTGTTGTGGCACAGGAAAGTTGTACAAT